TGTCTGTTGAGGTCTCGGGCTTGACCTTCGGTGGCGACGAGGGGTGAGAGCCCGTAGGGGTCATCGGGAACCTTCCAAACGTCTGCGACGGCGTATGGTCCCCACCTGGGGCCGTAGAAGTCGCGGGGCTCGCGCACGAAGTCGATGACTTCGGACTCATCAGCGCCCGTCGCTACGGCAATCGTGTAGATCGTGCCGTTGAACCCGTCCTCTTTGGACTCTGACCCCTGGTGTTCGGGCACCCAGATGTCATAGATCACGACCTCTTTGCGGTCGGGGTCATCATCGCCGGATTGGTTTCGGAGGCTGCTGTCTGTCCCGAATCCGGTGGGGAGTCCTGCAACGACATCGGGCAGCCAGCCATCGTCCTCGCCCTCTTCGGCCATCTGGAGCAAGTCCTCTTTGTCGATGATCCATTGGTGGCCCATGTAGCGGCACTCTTCCATTGAGAGGGCCATGTGGTCACGAATGAAGCGTTTTTGTGAGACTCGTTCGAGTTTGGGCCAGAGCGGAGACGATCCGGCATCGAAGAGGCCGACGCTGGGGTTGTCGGTCTCGGTGATGTGCAGGACGCCGTAGTTGAAGAGCATATCGTGGGCCACGCCCTCCAGGTTTTGGGCGAGGTTGTTGTCCGCGATCCAGCGGTTCAGGGCGTACTGGAGCCCCTGCGCGACGGTGCGGTGTTCGTTTCGCCGTGTGCTGACAACGACCCGTGGGTTGTTGTAGACCAGTTGGGGAACCATGTACGAGACCAGCTCGTAGGTGTGGTTCTCGGGGTTGTAGTCCAACTCTTCGTCGTTGCCGAGGTCGTTGGCGAAGAATGGGGAGTGATACGCCTTGATGCTCTTCTCGAACACCGAGAGTCGGGTGTTACGGAACCGCTCTGAGGCGCGGACATTCATCATCAGTTCTTGAGGTGTGTCCGGTAATGCCATCAGTAGTTCCTGCGTGCCCTAGCCATTTTCTCGGAGTGTCCCAGGATGTCCCCGAGACTGCCGGGGGCGTATCCCCCGATGGTTTCGAGGGTTGTTAGGTCTTTGCGCCAATGCCAGACGGCCCCATAGACGGTCGCATCGCAGCCGTGGTCGGTGCATGAGGGGTCCGGTGCCTCTTTGTCTTCCCGTCCGTCCTTGTGCTTGAGGAAGATGTAGGAGGGGATCTCTTCGACGGTGCAAGTGGGGCGCATCATCTCGGAGAGGATTGGGTCTTTCCCGTAGCGCAGGGCGTTGTGGACGAACCTGATGCCGGGGATGCCGTCGATGTCTGGTTTGAACTGGTCTCGGACTTGGTTGATCCCGTGCAGCCGCCCGCGCCCCTTGTCCGAGCCCTGCACGATCCGCTCGGCCTCCCTCCCCCCCGGCGGGCCCAATCGGTCATTGAGGAAGTCAATGGACCGAGGCTCGGCGCAGTCTGCGATGACCCGAGACAGCCCGTATTCGTGGTGCAGATCGCATACAGCGTCGGCCCACCAGTCGAGGCTCTTCCCTACTCGGTACACCTCCGCCACTCCAACCATCCTGAGTTCCTTATCCACCCCCCAGATCCAGAGGGCCCCTGGGTTTCTGTACCCAAAGTCCATCGAGGCGAAGTAGTAGTTGAACTCAGGGCATTCGCTCTCGTCGATCAGGTGGATGGCCGGGTCGAACATGGGCCAGACCTGACCTTCTTCGGCCACCCATTGGCCCTCAAACAGTCTTTTGCGGGGCACGCCCTCGAGGGAGGAGAGAATCTTGAGGTAGCTCTCTTCCAGGGAGGGGTTGTCATCGTGCTTGGAGAGCAGGCGGACTCTCCCATCGTGAGGCGGCGGCGGGGAGGTTCTCCGTCCCGGCGGGAAGGTGCGATTGAGCCAATGAAACTCTGGCCCTGGGTTGGTGCTGGCGATCCGCTGTTGGATCGGAGCCCCGTCCGCCGCACGCCGTTTGTTGTTTCTGTTGCAGCGAGCCAGATAGTCCCAGGACTCGCGGCTGATCTCGATGGCCTCTTCGACCCACACAAGGTCGTACTGCGTGGAGTAGAGGCGGGTGTCCTTGTCCAATCCCCCCAGGACGATCTCGGACCCGTTTGGATAAATATACGAATGCCTGTGCTCTCGGCTGCGTTCGGGGACAAGGCAGGGGTGGCCGGGCCACCAGACCTCCTTCTCGAACGTGACCAGCACGGATTCGGCCAAGTCAGCTCGGACGTTTCTCAAGACGAGAATCCGTACTCCGGGGTTCTCCATGCACACGGAGTCGATGTACTCCGCAATAGCCCTGGTCTTGCCCGTCCCCGCCGGTCCTTCAATCAGGATCTCGGGGTGAGTCATGTCAAACAGGGCATCAGCCGCACCCGTCGGGCAATACTCATGCACGACCGTCTGGCTCATGCCTGCAAGCTCGCTCGGGTCTTGATCCGGCCCTGGAAGGTCAAGAAACCATGCGCCGTACCGCCTGACTTGTCTGGGTAGCGGTACTCCACGATGTAACTCTCCCCACCCTCAGGGAAAGCGCCGTCATCAGCGATGAGGTTGATAAAGTTGTACCCCGTCGAATCCGCCGTCCAGTACCCACTCGTCGTGGTGGTCACAAACTGATCGGCAGCAACGGCGGCGGTGTAAATCACGGTCTCCGTCGAGTCACCCTCACGGTGAACCGTAATCACCCCAGCATCCAGGTCCGCCGCCGCTACAGCCGTCCCGCTAGGCCAGAGGATTCGAGCCACGAAGTACACGCGAGAACCCTCCATGATCTCCGCCGCAGGGACGTTCACAGCTCCACCCCCGATGGGCCCCGCATTGGTCGCCCATTGCGCTTTGACGGAACTCGTCGCCCATTGGGCCACGGAACCCAACCGCTCGGTCGTAGATCCAAGGGGCGGGTAGGCCGCGAACGAGGCCGTGATCGGCGCGGTGAAGGCAAATGTGATCGCCATGTCATGCCGTCTCCAATCGAATCGCACCCGTAGTAGGGAAGGTCAACGTGTAGTTCGTCCCATCCGGCGGCGTTCCCACAAAATCAGGCTGGAACAACGCCAGGGGGATGTTGGTCGCGTTATCCCCGAACTCGGACGACCCCTGCACGATGTACAGCAGGACATACTTGGGCTTCTTCGGGGTCACAGCACCGTTGTCGGCGGGCAAGGCAGTAAAGAAAAAGCTCGTTATCGCCACCTTCACCACCGAACCATCCACCGTCACCGCACAAGGGGCCGCAACCTTGTAGGTCGTAGCACCAGAGGTGTAGATCCCGTCCGTCGTGATCGCGTCTATGTCATCAGCCGTGTCAAAATCAGCCTCCACCGTAGAGGTCTCATCCAACACCACAGCAGCAACCGCTGGCTGAGAGTGAGAGGTAGGCGTGGTCAACGGTGTCACACCAGCAACCAAGTTCAGCAGCTTGTCCACCCCCTGTGCTGAAACCCTGTTCACCATGCTAAATGCAACTTCCTATTGGGGGGAGGAAGAGAAAAAATCTGTCTTGGGGTATTATTGAATGCGCGAAACGCGATTCGGGGTCCGACCTCCTGCACGGGCTCGAGGCACACAGGCCCCCTACCAAGCCCTCTAAGCCCACGGCGTCGGCTGAGGGACAGGATGGGCCGACATGATGCGCCGTGCTCTCCCGCCCACCTTGCAGGGCGTGAGAGAGGGAGAGGAGAGCACCCCGCACCGTACATCCCCTGCGCGGTCCCCAGGTCACAAGCTCCCCTCTCCCAGATCATCAGGCAGGGCGTCAGGCACTCGGAGGGTCAGCAGCTCGGGCCGGTGGGCGATGGTCACTACCTGGATTCCCTCGGCACCTGGACAGAGCCGGGCGTCCACCTGTGGCTTACACCAGCAGCCCGGCGAAGCTTGGTGCTGGCGCCCGTCGTGCGAGGGGAACCGATGGATCATCGCCACCCCGCTCTCTAGCGCCCGGTGCTCCTTCCAGACCCTCACTCCTCCGGCTCCTCGTCTCCGGCCCCGGCGCGTGTCACCAGTTTCTTGTGTGTGTACTCGATACCACCTGCAACCTTGTGGTCCATGCGCGGGCTCCACCGCGCAGGGCTGAACGCTTGCAGCACGCGGAGCAGCACCGCCGCCGACTGAGCCTGATCCTCACGAGCTGCAAGCTCTAGCGCTTGATCCTCGGCCCAATCGGCCACGGTCTTGCGAGCCTCCGCGTATGCCTCGCCGAAGGGCTCTGTGCTGCGCCAGCGGTACGCCGTCATTCGACAGACGTTCGCCGCCGCGTCAGAACGACGGTGGGAGCGGGTCTTGACGAGCGCGTTCAGATACCGGCGCTGGGGATCGGTGAGGCCGTCAGGCCACGGGGGCGGATTAGGGGCCTTGGGGGGCCTGGGAGGATCATTCGTCACACTCCAGAGTGTATGCCCAGCCCCCTACCTACCAC